GCACCATGTCCTTGACGTTGTCGTAGTCGCTCTCGCCGAAGCGGATCGCCGAGTGTGCCCACCGGCGCTGGTCCTGGGCGGCCGAGACCTCGCGGTTGAGGTCGCTGTTGAGCGAGCTGCGGTCGAGGAAGCCGGTCAGCGGGAAGTTCGACAGCCGCGTCAGATCGGTCAGCCGGTAGCGCGTCAGCAGGCAGTTGGTGACGGCAGTGTCGAGCGTCACCGTGCCCGACGGATAAATGCCATCGCTGCCCGGCGTGCCGCTCACCTCGTAGTCGACGCCACGATAGAGCCGCACCGCTCCGGTCGCCGCCGTCCAGATCTCCACGGCCACGTCGTCGAGAGAGAAAAAGGGGAAGTCGACGTTGAACACCGTCTGGGGCGTGGCGCCGACCGAGGACTGTATCCAGCCGTCGTTCTCGCCGATCGTCACGGTGGTAAGGGCAAGCGGCATGTCACGTCACCCGGATGATGTAGTTGCTGACATAGGCCGGCGGCGTCATCGGCAGCTCGGTGGTCCCGCCGGCTGCACCGGACACGCCGTCGTTCGAGAGGTTGATGCTGCGGTAGGATCCGCTGCCGCCCTGCAGGTCGCCGCCGCCCGGGATCGTTCCCGGCACGGCGTGGTTGTGCGACGGCATCTGCGACAGCGAGAGGGTGCGCGCCTCGAGCCCGCCATGCGCGCCCAGGGTGAGGCCGTCGACCCCGCCATGCGCCGCGGTCAGCCGTCCCGCGGCACCCAGCGTGCCCATGTCGTCCTTGCCAAAGCCCGCCCGTCCGCGGCGGTCGGGAATGGCGAAGGTGGTGCTGCCGTCGCCGGCGCCGTGCGCGGTGCCGATGGCGGCGAACAGCGCCGAGTAAGTGGTGCGGCTGACGAGCCGGCCGTCGCAGAACATGAAGTTGGCCGGCTCGGCAGCGCCCGCCCATTCGTAGACCGTGCCGATCGGCCCGACCGTCGGCGTGGTGATGCCGATCAGGGTCCGGAAGGCGGCAGCATCGGCAGCTGCCAGCAGCGTCTTGAAGAAGGTCGACATGCCGAGCAGCGAGTTGGCCGCATCGGCTGTGGCGGCGTTCATCAGGCTCTGGCCGAACGACGAGATCGTGACGCCGCCCAGGTCGACCTGCGTGCCGTAGTAGGGATGGCCCTGGGCGTCGAACATCAGGGTCTTGCCGGCCGCCGTGGCGATCGGCGGCAGGACAAGGAAGGGCGCTACCCAGAAGTCGGGCGAGGACACCCGGATGGCGCTTTCGCCCATCCGTTCGAGATCCTGCAGGATCACCGTGATGCGGTTGAGCTGCTGGTTGAGAGCCAGCCGGTCGAGAAAGCCGGTCAGCGGGAAGTTGGCAGTGCGTTCCTCGGCGGTGTCGCGACTGATGGTGACGATGCAGGCCGCCACGGTGTAGCGCAGCGTGACCACGCCCGAGGGGTACACGCCGTCGTCGCCCGGCGTGCCGCCGACGTCGTAGTCGGAGCCACGGACCAGCGTGGTGCTGACGTTGTTCGACGTGAGCTGGACGATCAGGTCGTCGATCGAGAAGAACGGGTAGTCGACGTTGAAGACGCTGGCCGGCGTGCCCGCAGGTACGAAGGTCTGCCGCCAGCCCGTGCCCTCGCCGATGGTGATCTGCATGGTCTACTCCGTCCCCTGTGCGGCCGGTGCCGCGCCGTGGTGCCCCTTGTCGTAGGGCAGCCCGAGCGACTGCCAGCCATGACGCACGGCCTTCTGCGCCTTGTCGAATACCATCTTGGCCGGGCCCGTCTGGTTGTAGGGAACCAGGCCGCGGGCGTTGCGGAAAGTCTCGGCCGTGGGATGGCCGTACAGCAGGTCGGCGACCACGCTGCCCGCCGTCGCGCCCTGTCCGGCAGCCGGTCCCAGCAGCGAGCCGACCTTGCGGCCGATGCCCTCGTGGTGGGCCGGGTCGCCGCCCAGCACGGTCGGCAGGCCGACATTATGGTTGCTGAGGATCCCCACGGTGCGCCCGGCGTCGCCGAAGATGCCCAGCACCGAAGAACGATCCACGCCGTCGGCGATGATCGCGGTCAACGGCTTGTCGAAGGTCGAGCGGTTGTTGAACAGCTGGCTGCGCAGCTCATTCAGCAGGATCGAGCCGCCGACCATGATGGCGAGGCCCTGCCACAAATTATTGCCCGGCTCCTGCAGCCCGGCATAGAGGTTGCGGATCGTGGTGCCGACCGAGAACGCCCGGTACTGCGTCAGAAGCGAGCCCAGCTCGGTCGACATGAACAGCGGTCGGTCGCCCAGGCCGGGCGTCGGCACGGTGCGGTTGGTCATGTTGACGATCGCCGTGCCGTAGGCGAGCTCCGCTTCGGGGTCCTTCCAGGCATCGGTGTTGGGCATTCGGATCGAGTTGAACTGGATGCCGTGCTCGGCGACGTGCCCGGCGATGCGCTGGCGCATCCGCAGGTCGATGCCGCTCACCGCCAGCCGCGACACCATCTGCGGGTGCATCTCGCCGCCCGTCACCAGCTTCATCAGCTCGTCGTTGACCCGGCCCATCGCGATCATGCCGCCGAAGAACTTGTCGGCCTGGTTAACGAGGTTCAGCCCGTTGGCGAGGAAGTAGGTGGCGTTCATCTTGTTCATCGCCCGCTCGAAGCTCGTGCGCTTCATGAACATGTCGCCCGAGTCGGCCGCCGACATCGAGCGCATCGACGTCCACAGCTCGACCGCGTCGCCGAACTTCTCCATCTCGTGGCTCGCCAGCTTGCGGATGGTCGGGCCGGCTTCCTCGATGAAGCTCTTGAGGCCGTACTGGTGGAGCGCCTGGTAGCCTTCGGTGAGCGCCGGCCGGATCAGATCGGCCAGCGAGTTGAAGCCCGACATGCCGAGCGTGGTGAGATTGGAATACTCCTTGGCGGTGCGGATCGGCCGCCGCGCCGTAGGTACCGTAGAGGCGATCGCGCAGCGCCGTCACGTCCTCGATATGCTGGTCGATCTCCTTGGGGTCGAGCTTGAACCGTTCGCCCTCGTCGCGGATCTGCTGGATCTCGTCCGCAAGGTCGGTCGACCCCCATCTTTTTTTCATCTCGATGGCGGCGCCCATCTGCCTGACGTGATGGCGCAGCAGCAGCTCGCTGTCGTTCTCGATGTAGTCCTTCACCAAAGCGTCGGGGATGCGGAAAGTGATGCCGTGCGCGCTCATCGGGTCGGCGACGCCCTGGAACAGCTGGTCGATGTCGCCGCGCAGGTAGAGCGGCTGCTGCTTGGTGACGGTCAGGAACACGTCGTCGACGGCGCGATCGAGACGCTCGCCGTCCAGCCCGCCGCCCTTCAGGTAGTTGCGGAAGATGTCCTTCACCGCCTCGGCGTTGTTCATGATCTTGCCGGCCAGCCAGACACGCGGCCGGTAGGTGGTCTGCGTCTCGTTGGCGTCGAGGTTGCCGCTGCGCAGCCGGTCGAGCTGCTGGCTCAACGTCTTGATCTGCTGGCCGGTGCGCTCGATCAGGCCGGGCAGTTCTTCCATCCGGGCCTGCGCCTTCTCGTAGCGTGCGTTGCCGACCGGGTCGCGGTGCGCCTTCAGCTCGTCGATCTTGTCCTCGAGGTCGTGCAGCTCCTTGGTGAGGATCTGCTGGCGGGCGGTGCGCTGGGCGATGGTCTTTTCCGCACTGTCCTGAAACAGCCCGCTGTCCATCGCCTCCTTGCCGGTCTTGTCGTAGACCTTGCGGATGGCGGCGGCAGCCGCGTCGACGTGCGGCGAATACTTGTCGCCCACCATGTCATGGTCGCCGGTGTTCTGCACGTCGCCGACACGCCGGCGAAACGCCTCGAACGAGAGCTCGCCGGTGTTGCCGGTCCAGTCCTTGACCGCGGCGATCGGCACCTGGGCGAGTGACATCATGTCGTTCTTCTCGACGTAGCCGCCGCCCTCGCGGGCCTTGCGCCACTCAGTGAGCTGGCCGCGCAGCGCCTCGACCAGGGGCGGCGTCCAGTTCATCTGGATGGTGCGCTCGGTCGACGGCACGCCGGGCGCTTCGCCCTCGAGGTTCTTGACCCGCGTGAGCCCGCCCGACTCGACAAGGCCCTCGACGATCTCCTGGGCGGCGATGCTGTTGCCAGCGGCAGTACGGAACACCGGGTTCATCGGCAGGTCGGGCAGCCACTTGACCTTCACGAAGCGGTTGCCGGCGAGGATCTTCTCCCGGTCGAGCAGGCTCTGGTTGAGCAGGTTGGCGCCGACCGTGCTGGGCGGCGGCTTGTGCTTCTGCGCCAGCTCCGCTTCGACAAAGGCCTTGGAGGCGACCGCGTTCTGATCGTCCTGGTTGGTCAGCTCGACGCTTTTCTCGGCGGCCTCCTTGGCCTTGTCGAGCCGCTCCATCGCCGACTTGCCCTGCTCGAAGGTCGGGTCGCGCATCAGCCGGTCGGTCTCGGTGACGATGCGGACGCGCACGCGGTTGGCGGCGTTGACCTCGGCATAATCGGTCTTGAGGCCGCCCGGCTTCAGCAGGTCGAGCGTCGGGTCGCCGGTCGGCGTTGTTTCACGTGAAACGGCAGCGGGCCCGCCCCCGCCGGGAGGGGGCCGTGGCTCGTTCGCCGGCGCGCCGATGTCGCCAAGGTCCCCCGGCGTGCCGGGCCTGAGCTTGTTGATCTGGCGGCCCAGCGCCACGTAGCTGTGGGTCAGCAGGCCGACACTGGCGCCGAGCGCCATCGGGATCATGAACAGGCCCATGTAGTCGTCGATCGAGGCGGTCGGGTCGATGCTGTGCTGGAACCCCGCCTGCCCCACCACCATCGCCGTCTGGATCGCCGCCTGCTGGACGGCATCGCCCATGAAGCCGAGCTGGGGCCGCTTGAAGCCGAGCTGGGTAATGTCCTCGGCGGCGCGCACGCCGCGGCCGGCCCGGATCGCCGCACTCGAGGCGGCCAGCTTGAACACGGTCGGCAGGTAGCTCAGCGGGTCGCCCGCCATGCCGCCCAGGAAGGCCGGCACGCCGTTCATGCCGGGCAGGCCGTCGATGTAGTGCGCTTCCTTCGCCCGCTGCTCGGAGCGGTCCATGATCCAGCG